CGATGAGTTATACGAAAGTGATCCAGTCGCGCTTACGGCTGAACGCGCACGGGCGTTCGTGAAGTACAGGTTGGTGGTGCCTTCTGTAATACCATCGCTGTTTGGCGTGGTGTAGCTGAAGGCACCGGTCGTATTGTTGTACGACAAAGAGCCAGAGGCTGAGATCGAAGTCCTTACGCGAGAGGCCGTGTGGTAAAGATTCGTGCTGCCTTCCGGAACCGCATCAGTGCTTCCGGGTGATGCGCTAATTTCAACGTATGCTGAACCAGACCAGCGATAAACCTTCGCGCTGTCTATGGCGATGTAGATCTTTCCAGAGTCTCCAGTCGCTGGGAAAGCCGCGAGGTTCGCGTACTCAAGGACGTCGTCAACGTAAGACGGCAAGTGCGATGACGCAATCTTTCCGGAGCTGTCTAGTCCGGCGTAGCCATTAGCAACGCCCTTATTTGCGGCGTTCTCTGGCGTAAATCCGAGTGCGGTCGTTACATCGCCGGACGCAATATTCGTGCCAACGGTAACGCGGCCTTTCCCATCAACAGTTACTTTCGAGTACGTTCCAGCGGTGACGCCGCTATTCGCAAGCGTCAGCGCGACAGGTGAGCCGGTCGTGCCGGTTCCGGTAACGTCTCCGGTGAAGTCAAGGGAGCCAGACGGAATGGCGACCCAAGACGGATTAGTGCCATCAGTGCTGAGATACTTGCCGCTGTTGCTGGTTTGCGAAGGCAGAAAGCTGTTCTTAACAGCAGCACTCGGGCTGCGAACCTCAGATACGTGCAGGTACTGGGCGTGATCGTCGTCAGACAAGCCAGACAAGTTACCGTGGTCAGTAGCAGGGTTTGCAACGGAGCCAACTGCGGAGATCGAACGCAGATCGATAATGCTGACAAGTTGGGCGTTTACGCTATTTGCGTAGCTGTCTGAAGCTTTATAAATCAGTTTGTACAGCGGCCTAAACTCAACCGATGGGAACCCTGTGAGCGTTAAATCAGCAAAGGAAAACGCTTCAGCCTCGCCCAAATTATCGGTAGCAGATTGACCGATGATTGCAATAACGGGGTACGTTAAATTGTTTGTGGCCAGAATCCATGTCGTAGCGTGTTGGTTATTGCCAACGTCTGCTGTACTCCAAACACCACCAGAGAATGAGTTGTACTGAGGTCTAGATGTACCCTGCCTGAACGGGAAATCTGTGGGGGCGTCCATAACCCACGAAGTGCCTTGCAGGTGCAGGACTGGAATCTTCGCGGGGAACAACAAGTTCTGTTGATATGTACCAGCGGTAGGCGTAGCAGTCGACACGATGTCGATCTTCATGTCCTCGTCAAAGAACGTACCAGACTCAATTGCAATCTGAGTAGCAGCATCGGTAGCTGAGTTGTTCAGCGTATAGCCACTAGCCAAGAAACCATTCGCGATAGCAGCGCCGCGTGTGCGGTGCAAATACTCGTGAGTCTGCCAGTCGAGGACAACACCATGACGCTCGTCGCCAAAGTAGACAGCCGTCGATGTAGTCGCGTTCCAGTAGACGTACGCTGTCGGCGCATGGTCTGCCCAAGAGAAATACGACATCTGGGTCGAGAGGACGCCAGACGAACTGAAGTAGATGTAGTGCAGTCCAGTCGTGTTCGGAATAACGACAGTCTGGGCGGACGTATAGGTGTACTTTACGCCCTTGCACCAGACTACGAACTCAGACGAAACAGGAGCAATCGTGAATGTACGAGAGCTACTGTTGAACGAGATCGTGGACTGCGTCTTATCGGCATGGCCAATAGGCTCGCCGCTAGGATCTACTGACGGTTCCCACGCCGTACCGTTCCAGACGAGCTTCTCTCCTGCGGCAGGCGCGTCAGTCGAGACAGCGCGGCCTTGGATCTTGGCTACGTTTGGTGCGGAAGAAGTACCGGAAAGGTCTCCACCAATCTCAACCTTATCCGAGTTGAGATTGGTGAAGTTGGCGTCCAGCTCATTATTGGTAAGCGGACTGCCCTTCCCTGCGCGGGTAGTAATATTCGACATGCCTTTCCCCTATTAGGAGATCGTTACAGTCCAAGTCACCGTCATCGTGTCGGCAGCACCCTTGTTCACGACTGCGAACACGGTACGGCAGAGCATGGTTCCGCCCACGCCAGAGTTGAAAAGACCCGCCTCGGTCACCGCGCCTGTGCCGATTCCGGCATTGAAGGTGGCAACATAGGTCGCAACCGCGTTGGTAGCGGTTCCGCTGGTCAGCGAAGCGCGGCCAAGCTCGCCGCCGAGGGCGGTATCGCCAACGACAGGAGAGGAGGTTCCAGAGCCGACAGCCATGTGGCTCATGACCGCAGATGCCGTGCCAACCATGCGAGAAGCAATGAAGTTCTTGCCGGTGGTTACGACGAGGTTGTTGAGGTCACGCTCGTCCTTCAGATTTCCACTTTCGTCGAAAATCTTGATCTGAAGCCGACCGCTAACCTTGATGTCTTCGAAAGCTTTCATCTAATTAGCCTCTGTCAGAAGTAGAAAGAAGAACCAACATAGTCTTCGGCGAAGTAAGTGATGTCGGCATAATCCGTCATCCTTGCGTAGCCGGAGTCCGATGCGGCCAACGATTCGCTGGGATTCTTTCCGAACTCCAGCAAAGAGTCGTCTATTGCATACTCAACGTCATCTTCGGTTCTGCCAAAAAAGGCGAGGTATGAAAAGTTATCAATGGCAGACGTCTCGTCCGCCCTATGGGTCGAGAAAACAGAAGAAATCCCGTCCCCGAATACTACATTTTCCGAAGCCCCCTTTGAAGTTTCCAGTGAGTGGGCTTCTTCGACTGACTGCAAGTCAGAGAGTGATAATCCAAAGTCTAGGATTATCTCGTCAATCTGCGGGAACTCATCAGACAATGACTTGCCTGAAGATATCCTTGCGCTATCTGTAGTGCCGTTAGACGTTTCCAAAGACTTTTCAAAGCCTTTGGAAACAGCATCTATCGCCAAGTAGAGATCAGAGAACCCCTTGGAGGTGTCAAACGCAAGAAGCTCGGAAAACCCATCAGTCTGATCCGAGATATGCTTACCAGCGTCGAATCGGCTGAAATCGTATACGCCAAACAGGTCGCCGAGGCCTAGGCCAAAATCAAGTGTCGATGCATCAAGGGCATTAACCGCATCGACAAGGTTCTTGTCGAATATCAAGAACGCCTGATCGGCGGGAACTTGAATAGTGTCGTTGACCCAGCGATCTGGCGGGGTCGGGTCGGCGAACACATTGGCCGCCGCAAGCTGAACGTAGCTCGACAACGCATAAGCGTTGACGAACGTGACCGTGTTCTTGAGATTTACGTAATCAGCGGAGTCCCGAAGATTTACGTATTGAGTAGTCGCCCTCGCGTAGACATGAAGCGGCTCAGTGCGGAGTTTCTGGAACTCCACATCTGGTGCAGCTTTTGGGATATCGAGGACAACACGAATCATTAGAAGTCAGAGCGAACGCGCAACTTGATGAGATCGTAAACCGTCTGGATTCCTGACCCATTCTGCATCTCAATCTCAGCCTCGTACACGCCAGCGGCGTCCAAAGCTTGAGAGTTCCACTGAAACGCGACGCGGCCATTAACGGCGTCCGTTACGGAGCCGGTAATAGTCGTCTTAATGGTTGTTGAGCCGACCTCGCGAATCTTTAGACGAACCGTCGCGCCGGTCAGGTCAATTGCCTGCCAAGTGTTCGGGTCGCTTTCGTCAAGAATCTGGCCGACAGCGGCGGAGTTGCTGTCCTTCAGGTTCAGATAAAGAACCGGAAGGGTATCTCCCTCTACGAGGGGGATGGTTGCGCTATAGCTCATACGAACTCCCTAGGTGCAACCGACAACGCGCCGCCAGCATAGCCGTGCTTAGACTTGCGAATCGCAATCCCAAGCGCCTTGTCGAAAAGAATCTTGTTCATGCCAGCGCGATCCGGATCAGACCAGACCTTCTGGGGCTGAATCTGAAGCCGGTACAACGCACCCTTGATGAGCGTCTCAGAGTTCTCGTTCGCGATGTAATCGGGGATCGAGGTGCTGCTCTGAGACGGCTTGAGCGAGTACAGGACATACAGCGTCTCGCTCACGGAAGGCGTCGGAGCCACCGTAATGGTGTCGCTGTCGTTCATCGTGTACACGCGAGCAGGGCCGCTGCCAGCCGCCATGAAGATGTCTACCGGCGTTACGGGAGACAGCTTCTCGTAGCTCGGCGAGGCGGTCGTCCCGCGATTCCGGTAGACGCCGAGAACGTGATTGATCTCAGCGCCAGCCGGAGGACTCAGGTCGATTTCGTTCGTGCCAGCCGGAACAATCGCGTCTTCAATTGGCTGAATCCAGATGTCGGTCTTGATGCAGAACTCAATCGCCGCATCCTTAAGGCATTGCGCGATCGAAAAGACAGGGCATCCCGGAACTTCCAGCAGGACTTTGTTTGCTAGATCGGTATATTTCACTCTGCCTTACCCCGTTTCAGCCCTTAAATTTCCCGCTTGGGAATTTGATATCAGCCCTGTGCCGCCTGCCCCGGAGGGATTCGCGGACGCGGGGTGGATGCCGAATCGGACTGCGTCTTGATGCCAAGCGAGTTCTGGAACGCCTGAAGATGCGCTTGCGCACGGGCAACATTCCCGGCGTACTCGGAATCTTTCGAGTAAGCGCGATACAAAAGGTAGTCGAGAATCGCGTTTGCGTAGATGTCGTCGATGTCGATAACGGTCGTCGCAATATCTGCAAGCTCGTTCGGGCCTCCGGTTGACGTAACCGTCGTAGGGGAGGAGCTATAAACGATTTCGATAGAAGCCAAGCTCGTCGGCTTCGGGTAAAGGTAGAACGTCTTCGGATCGAGCGGGTTATAGATGTAATGCTCGATCAAGGTCGTGCCAACGGTCGGCGTGTTGTGCCAATCCGGAAGCTGATCGTCCATGATTCGCCGATCAATCTGGCGAATCGCCTTGCCGCTAACATTTCGAACAACATCAAGCAAGCGAAGCGCAGCAGAGGGAAGCGTTTGCTTCGACCCAGCAGCGCAATTGAAAGTCGTGTTTACAGTCTTCGCGTCAGGGCGAACAAGGACAACCTCGCGTTGCGCGTCATTGAAGAACTTCAGAAGTTCCTGCTTCGCCCAGCGAGTGCCAGTCGTGTCCTGAAGGATGATCTGCGCACGGTCAATGATCTCAACCACTTTTACCGTAGCCATGTTTTAACCTTCGTAATACGGTTCTAAATCAGGGTTGTCAGCGTACACAGGGTTCCAGTCCCAGATCACGCCGGTACGTTTGTTTCGAAGTTTCTTGGTTGGAGCGACAGGCACATCTTGCACCTGAATCCTCGGCTTTCCAAGAGCCTCGACCTCATGTTGCAAATCATGCAACTTCTTTCTTCGGTCAATCGTCACGCCAAAGTTTGCCTTGGCGTATTCGTAGAGTTCGTCTTTGCTCATGCCATTGATATCCATCAGAAGAATC